ATCTTGACGTCGCTGGTCGGCGAGGTCACGACCATCGTGCAGGCGCAGACCTGTCTGGTGAAGTTCACCTCGACGCCCACCACGGGCAGCGCGGTCGATCTGTGCATCAACACCGCGGCCGACATCACCGGCCTCGAGGTGGGTGGAAAGATCTGCCTGCCGGCCACCGTGGCGCTGAAGACGGTCATTGCCAACGCCGGGGCGATCCTGCTGCCGTTTGGTCGCATGGACGTTCTGGCCATCGGCAATCTGGGCTTCGCCACCTCGGCCACCAACACCGGGTCGATCAAGTTCACCATGACCTACATCCCGCTGGACGACGCCGCTACCGTCGTCGCCGCGTAGGCTGGTCATCATGCCGAAGATCACGACGCATGGTGGTGCGACCAACGCCGGCGAGCCCGGCTATTTCGAGGACATCGAGGCGGCGCAGGCCGAGCCGGTCCTACTCGATGACGTCAACGAGCCGGTCGAGGTGCTGCGCATCGAGGACGAGCCGGAGTCGAAGCCGGTCGCCAAGAAGGCAACGGGCAAGGCCTGGTCCGACGCGCCGCTGAAGGGCGCCACGGACGCGTGACGATCAAGCTGGCCACGGTGACGGCCACGGCATCAGCTGATGCCGTGGCCGCGCTGCTTGCCGGCGGATCGATCGCCATTCGATCAGGGGTACGACCGGCCACGCCCGGCACGGCGGCGTCCGGCACGCTGCTGGCCAGCTTTACCCTCAACTCGCCTGCCTTCGCCGGCGCGGTGGCCGGCGTGGCCGCGCTCAGTCTGTCGCCAGCGTTGACCGCGACCGGCATGGCGGCCGGCACGGCCACGTGGTTCCGCATGCTCAACTCGGCCGCCGCGGCCATCATGGACGGCGACGTCGGCACCGATCTGACGCTCAGCTCGACCTCGATCGCGGTCGGCACGGTCCTGTCCATCACGTCCGGCGGATACACGCAGGGCGGGTAGGCCGCCATGACCGACTCGCTGTTTGTCGCCCAGACACCCGGCCTGCCGCAGAACAACGACCTGCAGGGCGGCATCAACGTCGGCCTGACGTTCACCGTGGCGGTCATCCGGTCATGCTCTGGCGGGCGCTTCTACGGTCCAACCACCATCACCGGCACCGTCGACATGTCGCTGTACGAGGTGACCGCGGTCGACACCCCTGGTCCGGGCGCCGGCACGCTGCTGGCCGCGGCCGTGTCTCCCGCCTGGTCGGCCAGCCAGTGGAACAACGTCACCTGGCCGGCCTCGGTGGTGCTGCTGCCCGGCCACACCTACCGCATTGTCGGCCACAACTCGCAGGGCGACTATGCCGCCACTGTGGGCACGTTCAGCGCGGCCGGACTGACCAACGGCGACATCACCTCGCCGAAGACCGGCGTCGGCGGGATCAACAACGGGTGCTTCGTCTACGGCATGCCGGCCTACCCGACCGGCGGCGGCGGGGCCAACTTCTTCGTCGACATCCTGCTGGCGCCCACCACGACGGTTGTCCTGGCCGCGACCGGGCCGGCGCCCAGCTTCGCCGCTGCCGCCACGGCGCACACCTCGACGGTCGGTGTGAGCTCCGGCGGCTGGTACCAGATTCTTGACATCGGCCGCGAGGCATCACAGATGATGCGGGACGAGCAGAACCGGCGCCCGGTGGCCTGCCCCAACGACGGCGAGCCGCTCGAAAACGGTCCCGATGGCACCATGCACTGCCGGTACGACGGCTGGCAGTATCCACGCGACTGGGTCCGACCGGGCCATTAACGAAGGAGCGACAAATGATCACCGCGAAGATCGTATGCACCAAGTGGGCCGAACTCGGCGAAGGCGAGAATCGGCAGGTATCGGTTCAGTTCAACGCCGACTACGCCGACGGCCGCAACAAGGAATGGGCGATGTACACCCCAGCGCTCTCGCTGGGCATGACACTCAAGGGCGACGTCGGCGCCCTGTTCGAGGAAGGCAAGGCATACACCCTGACCTTCGAGCCGGAGGCCTGACGCGCCCAACCTGGTGCTACCGTGTGATCAAGCCTCGGCATGGAGGCTGGTCGGTACCCACTGGCTGCGTGCCGAGGCACCTAAAACTTCATGATCGTTAGGCCCTACGCTCGGGCTGGCCTCCAAAGCTGGCGCCGTACGCTCAGAAAGCAAGGCAGGCATGGGCGCCATCTGGTACGCCACGCGCGAGGACGTGAAAAACGCCCTGGACGCGCAGGACACGACGCGATCCAACGCGCAGATCGACCGCGCACTCGGGTCGGCCACCTTCGCGATCGATGGCGCCCTGCACCACCACTTCTACCCGTGGACCGGGACCAAATATGTCGACTGGCCGAACTACCAGTACGCCCGGCCGTGGCGCGCCTGGCTGGACGGCGACAACGAGCTGATCACGCTTACCTCGATGACCAGCGGCGGCACGGCCATCGACGTCGCCACGCAGGTGCTGCTCGAGCCGCAGGCCAGCGGCCCGCCCTTCACTAGCGTCGAGATCAACATTGGCACGTCGGCCAGCTTCCACGGCGCCAGCAGCTACCAGCGCTCCATCGCGCTCACCGGCGTGTTCGGCTACGGCGCCGACGAGGACGTGGCCGGCACCCTGGCCGCAGCTGTGTCGACCACCACGGCCACCACGATCACCGTGGGCGACTCGTCGCTGATCGGGACCGGGCAGATCCTCCGCATCGAGTCCGAGCGCATGATCGTCACCGCGCGGGCCATGCTCACCACGGCGCAGACGCTACAGACGCCGGTCGGCGCCAGCACGGCCGAGGTCACCATGGCCGTGACCAACGGCGCGCTGTATGCCATCGGGGAGATCATCCTGCTGGACGCCGAGCGCATGCGCATCCTGGACATCGCCGGCAACAACCTGATCGTCAAGCGGGCCTGGGACGGCACCGTCCTGGCCACCCACACCGGCAGCACCATCTATGCCCCGCGCCTGCTCACCGTGACCCGTGGCGTGCTGGGCACCACGGCGGCCACGCACCTGATCTCGACCGCCATCGCCAAGCACCGGCCGCCGGAGCTCATCTCCACCCTGGCGGTCGGGCTGGCCATCGACACCGAGCAGCAGGAGATGTCGGGCTACGCGCGGTTCGTGGCGCAGGGCGCCCGCGGCGAACAGCGCGGCGTCGGCCTCAACTCGGTGTGGGACCAGGCGTACAACGTGTTCGGCAAGCAGGCCCGGACCGAGGCGATCTGACCATGGGCGAGCATGTGCAGGTGACCATCACCGGCCCGATATTCGGCGGAGCTGCGGCCGGCGCGACCACGCTGTTTCTGGCCGAGGCGCAGCGCCGGGTGGCTGAGCAGGGCCTGGCCAACGTGCAGCAGTACCTCGACCGCTCGATCCGACACCCGACGCCGTACTACGAAACGCAGATCGTCGTGCAGACGCTCGGGCAGGACACGGTGGTGCACGACCGTAAGATCATCTATGGGCCGTGGCTGGAGGGCACCTCGCGGCGCAATCAGACGACACGGTTCAAGGGCTACGCGTCGTTTCGCCGCGCGACGCAGGCGCTCATTCCTCGCGTCCCGGCCCTGATCAACCACATCCTGGCCGGCTATCTCGACCGGCTGGGAGGGCACTGATGGCCCTGGACGACACCACCGTGGCGGCGCTGCTGGCCGCCCTCGAGTCCCACGCCGAGGCGTTGGGCCGGTTCGACCGGGTCAACATGCATGAGACGAAGAACGCGCCCGGCAAGGGCGTCGTCTGCTCGATCTGGCTGCAGCGCCTGGCGCCGGCCAGCGGCGCGCAGTCGGGGCTGGCCTCCACCTCGGCCGTGCTGGTCTGGCAAGCGCGGCTCACCCTGGACATGCTCTACGAAGCGCAGGACGCCATCGACCCGATCCTGATGGGCGCGGCGACCATGCTCATCGGCGCCTTCGCCGGCGATCTGGACCTCAACGTGACCGGCGTGCGGTCGGTGGACCTGCGCGGGATGGCCGGCACGCCGCTGTCCTGCGACGCCGGCTACCTGCCGCAGGACGCGAAGGTCTACCGGGCGTACACGGTCACCATTCCGATCATCATCAACGACGCATGGGACGAGGCAGCCTGATGGCGAAGCAATCGGGCCTAGGAGACAATCTCTACATAGACGGCTATAACGTCTCCGGCGACATCGGCAGCATCCAGGCCATCCACGGCGGGCCCAAGCCCGGCGACGTCACTGGCATCGACAAGTCGGCGCACGAGCGCCTCGGCCTGATCCGCGACGGCGGCATGGGCTACAACGGCTTCTGGAATGACGCGGCCACCCCGCCGGTCGGCGCGCACTTCGTCTTCTCGCCACTCACGCTCAACGACCGGGTGGTCACCTACTGCCGCGGTACGGCGCTCGGCGGGTCATCGGCGGCCATGATCGCCAAGCAGGTCGACTACAATCCGACCCGCGCCGCCGACGGCATGCTCACCTTTACCGTCAGTGCCCTGCCCAACGGGTTCGGGCTGGAGTGGGGCCGACAGCTGACCGCCGGCCGACGCACGGACGGGTCGGCTACCAACGGCGCCAGCGTCGACCTCGGCACGGCCTCGCCGGGCGCCTTCGGACTGCAGGCCTATCTGCACGTCTTCGCCTTCACCGGCACGTCGGTCACGGTCAAGATCCAATCGTCGAGCGATGACGCAGTGGGCGATCCCTACTCCGACATCGCCGGTGCCGCGTTCAGCGCGGCCACGGGCATCACCTCGCAGCGCATCGCCACGGCCGCCATCGACATCGAGCGCTACCTACGCGTGGTCACGGTGGGCACGTTCAGCAACGCCGTCATCGCAGTCACCGCGATCCGCAACGACACTGCGGTCGTTTTCTAGTGCGCCCGATATTTCGCGTCGATCCGGCGCTACCGGCGCATCTGGTCAAGACGTACGCGATCGCCTCGCCGGTCGAGACGCACTTCCGGCCGGCCACCTGCGCCGAGATGGAGTGCGAGGCCTACCGCAACGGCTGGCGGACTGCGATCGACCTGAACGGCACGCTGGGCCAGCAGCAGGCCAAGTTCATCCGGGAGCGCAGCGGCCGGCACTTCACCATGGAGTTCAAGCCGGGCGGTGGGTTGCTGTTCACGTTCCCGGCCGGGCAGCGCTGCTTCGCCGACCACAAAATCCCGCTGGGCCGGCCGGAGCTCTATGTCGTCCGCGAAGGCGACTGGCGCGGCAACCCACGCCGCACAGAGCCGCTCGTGCTGACCGCGGACCAGTGGGTGGACGACTTCGGCGAGCATCAGGACCGACTCAAAACCGCGCTCGACCAGGGCTGACGGGCAGAACGGACAGAACAGACAGAGGGGAAATACGGTGGCAAAAGAGGCGGGAATGGGGTGGACCACTCTGTCGGTCGACGACAGCGGTGGCACCCCCCAGGCAATCAAGAACGACATCACCAACCTGCAGTTCAGCGTGCCGCGCGGCGTGCAGGACGTGACCGGCATCGACAAGTCGGCCATGGAGCGCCTGCTCCTGCTCGCTGACTTCTCGATCACGCTCAACGGCGTGTTCAACGACGCGGCCACTTCGGCGCACACGGTGTTCAAGACGGTGCCGAGCACGTCGGTCAACCGCACTGTGACCATCGTGGTCAGCGGCGACACGCTGCCCAACGAGTGCCTGTTCACTGACTACGCGCTGACCCGCGGCCAGGACGGTTCGCTCACCTGGACCGCGCCGGGCGTGCTCGCCGACGGCACTGTGCCGACCTGGGCCTGAGCCGACCCTGTAATTACAATCTTGTAACTACAGGATTGTAATTACGGGCGTGTAATTACAAGGTTGTAACTACAGGGAGGTAATTACATGCCTGTAACTACAGGCGGGGGATTCGTCGTCGACCGCAAGGTCTACCGGCTGATCTTCGACGGCGACCTGGACGGGCTGCGCGTGGTGGTGCGCAGCTCGAGCATCGCCGCCTACGAGGAGATCGCCGAGCTCGCCCGGCATCAGTTCAGCTCGCCGCCCACGGCCGAGGACATGGCCATCGTGGGCCGCACCTATGCCGCGTTCGCCGCGGTGTTGATCGAATGGAACCTCGAAGAGCCGGCCGACCGCCCGGTCTCGGCCGACCTGGCCGGGGTGAAGACGCAGGAGCCGGGTCTCATCCAGGCGCTCATCGTGGCCTGGCTCGAGGCCGTGGCCAGCGCGCTACCCAGCAGCCAGGCGCGCGAACAGACCGTGGCCGACCTCGAACTTGAGCACCTGCTGGGCGATGCCAGTCAGCCACTGGCGAGCTGAGCCATGACCGTGCCCATCTCCCCTGGCTCAGGGGGCGGAAACGTCGTAGAGATCCGCGTCACGTCGAAAGACATGACGGCATCGGGTTTCGCCTCGGCGACCGCGGGCGCGGTCAAGGTGGCCAAGACGATCGACGGCCCTGGCTCGGGGTCGATCGGGACGGCCGTCGACTCGGTCACCAAGAAGTCGAAGGGTCTCGGCTCGGCGTTCGCTGACGTGGGCAAGATCGCCGGCGGCATCCTGGTCGCCGACCTGGTACAGCGCGGCGCCCAGAAAGTCGATCAACTCGTCCACAGCACCATGGCCGCGGCGAGCAACCTCAACGAGTCGCTCAACGCGGTGGACAAGACGTTCGGCAAGTCGGCCAGCATCATCCACGACTGGGGCAACGAGAACGCCGCCGCCTTTGGTCTGAGCACGCGGGCGTTCAACGAGGCGGCCACCCCCATGGGGGCGCTGCTCAAAAACTTCGGCCTGTCGGAGAAAGAGGTCAGCGAACAGACGATCAAGCTGACTGAGCGCGCGGCCGACATGGGATCGGTTTTCAATGTCGACGTGGCCGAGACGCTGACCGCCATTCAGGCCGGTCTGCGCGGCGAGAGCGAACCGCTACGGCGGTTCGGGGTGAGCCTGAGTCAGGCGGCCATCGAACAGCAGGCGCTCACCGACACGGGCAAGAAGTCCGTGTCGCAGCTGACTGCGCACGAAAAGGCCATGGCCAGCCTGAGTCTGATCTACGCTCAGACCTCGCAGACGCAGGGCGACTTCGCTGACACCGCGACCCAGATGGCCAACGCCACCCGTATCGCTCAGGCCAACATCGAGAACATGCAGGCCAAGGTCGGTGCCGTATTCATCCCGGTCATGGCTTTCGCCGAAAATGTCCTTTCCAAGATGGCCGGCACCATCAGCGGCCTGCCCGGGCCGGTCATCATCGCCGGCGCCGCGGTGGTCGGGCTGGCCGGATCACTGCTCGTCCTGGCGCCCCGCATTGTGGCCACCAAGGTCGCGCTCGAGGAGATGACCAGCAGCGAGAACAAGTGGGCGCAGTTCGCCGGCAAGGCCACCGTGGCGGCCGGCAAGGTGGCGGCCGGCTTCGTGGCGCTGCAGGTGGTCGCCACGGTGCTGAGCGAGATCTTCTCCCATCAGCTCTCGCCGCAGGTCGACCAGATGTCGAAGCAGTTGACCACATGGGACGGCAAGGCGCAGTTGGCCGGCGAATCGGCACGGGTGTTCGGCGACCATGCGCAGGATTTGACCCACGCCCTGCAGACCGCAGCGGCGACCGGTTTCAACGACGTCATCAACAAGATCAGCATTACGTCGGCCGGACTGATCGGACTGGACGGGTCATTCAAAGAGGACGAGGAGCGGGTCAAGGCCTTCGACCAGGCCCTGGCCGGCCTGGTGCAGTCGGGCAACGGCGCGCAGGCCCTGAGCCTGCTGGAGACGGCCGCCAAGAATGCCGGGATGTCGGTCGACCAGCTCAAGAAGGCGCTGCCCGAGTACACCGCTGCGGTGGAGAACACGGCCAACGGCACGTCGAAGGCCGGCGACGCCGCGGCCACGGCAGCGGTCAACTTCGACGACCTGCGCAAGGCGATGCGCGGCATCATCGACGACTCATTCCAGTTGGGCGAAACCGAGGACAAAGCGGCCAACGACATCCAGCGCCTGTCTGACCAGGTCATCGCGGCCACCAAGGCGCACACCGACGGCGCCAAGTCGCTGGACGGCAACACTCAGGCGGCCCGAGACAACCGCCAGTTGGTGCGCGACCTGGTGCGTGACTACGAAGACCTCATGGTCCAGTACACGCAGTCCGGCAAGGCGACCGATGGGCTGAAGAAAAAGCTTGAAGATCAATTGGTCCAGATGGGCTTCAACCGCCAGCAGGTGCAGGGCTTCACCGGTGATCTGGACACGGTCAAGACGTCGATGGACCAGATTCCGAAGGTCATCACAATCACGGTCAAGACCGACATTCAGCAGGCTATCCAGCAGCTCAATGAGACAGACGTCGAGGCGCACCGCGTCAACCGCAAGCGGTCCGGCGGCATCATCGGTGCGGCGTCCGGCGGCGCCCGCGGTGGCGCGACATGGGTGGGGGAGGGCGGGCCGGAGCTCGTTGACCTGCCCTATGGCTCCATGGTCCACTCGGCCGGCGACAGCGCGCGCATGGCCTCGCAGGGTGGCGGTGGTGGCTCGACGCGCCTCACGCTCGGCTCGGACGGCACGCGCATGGGCGACGCGCTGATCTGGCTGATCGCCCTGGCCGTACGGCAGCGCGGCGGCGACCCGTCCATTCTCGGCATAAACCTGTAAAAGGGACAAGGGGCATATAGTGAGCTACGAACAACTATTGGTCGGACAGCAGGTCGCCGGCGCTGCCTACGCGTCATCGACCACACCGACTTCGCTACTGCCGGGGCAGGCCAAATACACCATCCCGGCCAACGCCATCGACGTGCCCGGCAAAAAGTTTCGGCTGACCGCGCAGGGACGCATCTCCACCCTGGTCACCACGCCGGGCACGCTCACGCTGTCGCTGCGCTGGAATTCCACCCCGATCATTGTGGCCACCTCGCAGGCGTTCGCGTTGAACATCGTGGCTAAGACCAACACGTCCTGGTGGCTTGACCTACTGATCACCGCGCGAACAGTCGGCTCCGGCACCAGCGCCACCCTCATGGTCAACGGCGAGTGGCAGTCAGAGGCGGTCATCGGCTCGCCGCTGCAGTCGGCCGGTGGTATCGGCGGCCTCCCCTGGCAGGCGAGCGCGCCGGCGGTCGGCACCGGCTTCGACTCGACCGTAGCTAACGTGGCCGACTTCTTCGCCACCTGGTCCGTGAACAGCGCCAGCAACAGCATCCTCTGCGAGGACTACGCGTTCGAAGCACTCAACTGGGACCTCTGAGCCATGCCGCCCGCCACCCTGCAGCATGCACGCCGCCCGGCCGACCAGCGGCGTGGCCGGCGTGCGCACGGTGGCGACACCACCAATCAGACCAGCAACGTCCCGGTCATCACCTACCCAGGCGTCAACCTCGGTATCAAGGTCTACATCGCGCCGGGGGCCAACCCTATGGCCGACCCGGCTACGTGGGCCTGGACCGACATCACCAAGTACGTGCTCTGGGCCAATCGCATCGTCATCGTCCGTGGCCGTCAGGACGAACAGTCACAGGTCAACCCGTCCACCTGCTCGTTGACGCTGAAAAACTATGCCCTGCCGCCCTACAACGTGGCCGGGATCTTCAACCCCCGCAACCCGCTGGGCCCGTGGTTCGGCCAGCTCGGACGCAACACTCCGATCAGGGTCGATGTCGACCCAGGCACCGGGCCCAGAACGCGATTCGTCGGATTTGTGCCGTCCTGGCCGCCGCGATCGGATGTTACCGGCCAGTACAAATACAGTCCCATCGTGGCCGCGGGCGTTCTGCGGCGGCTCGGGCAGGCCACAACGCCGCTGAAATCGACGATGGAGCGCAGCATCCTGGCCAGCGGTCCAGCCGCGTACTGGCCCCTGGAGGACGGCTCGACGGCGACGGCGGCGGCCAGTGGCCTACCGCTGGGCAGCTCGCTTGTCGCCTTTGGCACGTCGGGAACCGTGACGTTCGCCGCCGCGACGCCGGCGGCCGGCGCGGTGACTGCGCCCGATCTGACCACCGGCGGCCGACTGACCGGTCCATTCCCCACCAGCGCGGCCACGGCCTGGACCATTGAATTCTCGGCCAACTGCGCATTGGCACCCTTCGGCGTGCCGATTTCCATGACCATGACTGGCAGTACATATAACCAGGTCTGGGTATATACACAGGTTGACGGAACAACCGGCGTCCAGGTCTATGGGCGCAACTCGTCAGGCTCCTCGGTGCTCGCGAGCTTCTCCCCACTCACCAACTATGCCGGCGTATGGCATCACTACCGACTGACGGCGCAGCAGGTCGGCGCGGATGCGAAGTTTGAGCTTTTTATCGACGGCGTCTCGTCGGGCGTGACCACCTGGGTCAGCGTTACGCTCGGCAATCCACAGAGTCTGGTCATCAATCCTGGCCCTATCGGCAGTTCTGGGCCCGACACGTCCATTAGCTCCGTCAATCATTTTGCCTTCTATGCACAGGTGATGGCCACCAGTCACGCCAGCGCATTGACCGCCTATGCCGGTGAGAGCGCTACGGCGCGGTTCACTCGAGTGTGTGGCGAGGAGAATGTGTCGGCCGCCGCTTCGATATCGGCCTCCCCCGTGGTCATGGGGCCGCAGCCGGTCGACACGCTGCTGGCGGTGCTGGGGGAGGCCGAGGCTGCAGCCAATGGCGTCAAGGCCGAGACGCGCGGTGGACAGATGGAGCTTTACGTTCCCGCGGGCTTCGAGAACAATCCGATTGCGCTGACAATAGACAATTCACTCAAACAGCTTTCGCCGGATTTTCTTCCCATTGACGACGACCAGCGCACACGTAATCATATCGTTGCCAGCCGGGCTAATGGATCATCGGTGGTGGCGACGGATTCGACCGGGCCGCTGGGGACCGGCATAGTCAATGGCGCGGCGACCGGTACGGGCGTCGGCGTTTATGACCAGAGTGTCAACGTCAACGTACAGACGGATGGGCTGCTCGTATTCCAGGCCTCGCACCGCCTGGTGCAGGGCACCGTCGACGAGTCGCGCTACCCGAGCGTGCGACTCAATTTCAGCCGGACCGAGTGCGCCACATTGATCACGCCGTGGCTGGCCTGCGACATCGGCTCGCGTATCA